TTACTTCAAATCTTCTTCAGCAGTCTCATTAGGTTCTACTTCTGGTAGACCTGCTAACGATGTTCCAATTGATAAAATCGCAGCTAATGCGGAAGTAGAGCAAACAAGCTTCCAGTCAACGCCGCCGATTGTTGCCGTTGTTCCAATCGTCGCAACAAATGTCTGCGCTGCTGTCTTTAATGCTCTTCTTGCTGCGGCTTTTGCCCATTTACTCCAATATTGTTTGTCTTTCATTTAGATACCCTTTCCCTTCTTTCCTCTACTTGTTTGATTCGTTCGGTTAGAAACGTTACGGATGTTTCTGTTTGTGCCAAGCGATTTTCCAGAGACATAACGCGGTTGCTTACATCTCTGGTTGTAGCTTTTAAATCCGTGATGCCTTCCTTGACATACGCGATATTTGCATTCATTTTCCCTAACTCTTCGGCTAACTCCTTAGCCTGGTCTTTGTTACCCTTATGAATTGTTGCATTAACACTCCAAATAGTAGCAACTAGACCGCCGAGAGATACTAGCAGGCTAAGATATACAGGATTAATTCCTTCTTGCATGAAGCCACCGCCTATCTAACTCGGATTGTTTTGCCTGGATAAATCAGATCCGGATTAGCAATTCCGTTAACCTCAGCCAACCACTGCCAAGAAACACCATTTTCCGCTCCAATTCCAGAAAGCGTGTCACCATCCTGAATGGTGTAATAAACCTCATTGCTTGTGTTGGCAACAGGCTCACCATCGATAACGATTTCTTGCCCAGCGTAGATTTTATTAGGGTCAGCTATACCATTAATTTCCGCTAAGCGTTGATAAGTTGTGCCAAATCTAGCAGCAATCCCCGATAGAGTATCGCCATATTGAGCTACATAGACGTTGGATGATGTTGCAGCTGGTGATTGCGCAGGTGATGGAACATATTCCGTTGGTCTATCTGCTGTAACACCTGTACGGTAAATGCTAGGGTCAACAAAGATTACATTTTCGTCTAATGTTCCATAGTTGCTAGTGTACTGTTGGATTGTACCGTATGCAGATGTATCAACCGTATGGCTTCCATCGTTATTACCCCAAGCCGCTACCCACTTATCATATGGATCACATTCCGGCGCAAGATAGCCAAGCCAAGATAGCGATGTGTAAATTCCAGTGTAATAACCAGCTGCCGCAATCACATCGCAGAATGCACGTGACATTGGAGCAATATTATCATGTGTTATATATACGCCGTTATTAACTTTGTAGTGGTCTGCGTCCTCCATATCGAGCCATACGCCTAAGCCAATATCTACTCCATTGATAATAGATAAGAAGCGTTGTGCTTCTTCAATTGCCTGTGCCGCATTCAAAGCATAGGAATAGAAATATACGCCGATAGTGATTCCTAAACGTTGACATTCTGCTACATGTCGACGGAATGAGTAATCCTCTCTACTTGCCACGCCAGCGCGCAGAATTGCATATCCGCCAGCATATGGTGTGAAGTCGAAATTTGGTTGATGCTCTGAGATATCAGGTACGTTATAAATTCTCATTTTTCTTTTTCCTCTTTTCTATCTAAAAAGGCGGCCGCTTTGGTCGCCTTAATAGCCTATTTATTTTTTGTAATCCCAGGCAGAGCCAAATCCTGGCTCATTGCCCCTATTGTTGTCAATTTTTGAAACGAACACAATTCCACGTGCGATTGCTAAATCACCCTTGTTATAAGTGACTTTTTCATCCCACGGATAAGTTTTCTTTTCCTTTGTCATATCTTCATATAGCAAAGGTGTCTTATCAGGAGTCTGTCCTTCCACTGCGATATGTTCTGATTCAACTACGTACGGAGTTCCGTTGCATCCAATGCGCTGGCCTTTTTTGTATTTAACCCCTGGTGTCCATTGGTCCAAGAATGACACATACTTTTTAACTACATCAGCGCTAGCAGTCTGTAGAACATCATTAACAAGCGGTCTAACTTCTTTAAAGTTATTTGCTTCAATATCTTTTTCTGGAACATCTGTCAAAATAAACGAAATCATGTAGCCATCTTTAGTCTTTGAAAACGTCATTGGCTCTGTGTACATCTTCCGCATGATGTCTTCATCATCAAATGATACATCATGGATCACGCCACTATCGAATGAGTCCATTAAGGGCTTTAAGTTTTCAAAAACCTTTCTTTGAAATGTGACAACACTTTTATTGCTGTCTTGTATTTCCGTAAATTTTTTTCCATCAATAATCATCTTGTCACCTCCTTATTTGCATTTGTAAAACAGAACATCAACTCTAGCAACAATAGGAACATTTGCCCAACCATTAGGATTGTAAACCGTACAATATGCCATACCATTAACAAAGTTATATAGCGAAACGTTACATCTATAGTCGGTGTAAGCCTGTATAACACCGATTGTTTTATACCCTGCTGGCACGGTGACTGTGATACGTACATCTTCTCTATCATTCATTGTTGCGTTAAATGTTTTGCGCGCGCCAAATGACTCAAATCTTTTCACAAGAAATGTATCATCGCCGCCAATTACCAAGCCGCCCTTAGCGTACGTTCTGCCTAATGTAGATAAATCACCCTCGTTATATATGCCGCATGGTACATTCGGAGTTTTCTTGACATGAATCATTCTAAAAAGAGATGTAAACTTCCCAAATAAAGCTGTCCATTGGCTTCCTGGTAGAATATATTCTCTTGTAACAGATTGTCCATAATAATCTGTTACCGTCAATTTAAAAGTAAATTTATTCTGATAGTTTAAATCACTGAACTCTTTGTTGATGTTGAAATCATTCGAGTTTACAACTACATCAGTATTAAGTCTTTCATTTGGCAGATGTTCTGTTATTGCAATCAATTTATTTGATTGGCCATTATACCATTTACCTTTTGCGATCATATATCCATGACTGGATGTCGGATTGTCTCTAGTCGCAACAAAATCAGTTATTGTTGGATAGAAATACGGAATATACGTTCCGTGCCATTCTTGCGTTGTTTTAAAGCCACGGCTATCTTCAATGACAAATTGTATGTCACCATTCGTCATACCTTCTAAATCAACTCTATACGTGCCTTCTGCAAGGGATAATGGGAACTGTTGTCCATTGTGCAACGCATATACACTCTTCACTGTTGAATATCCCCTTACATCTGCTTGCATGGATAACTTTTTTTTAGATAAGTAACGGCATACTTTATCTTCAGGTACTCTGCTGTTCCCTATTTCTTTAACCGTTGCACTATTGATAACTGGCGCATATTTCTCGGCTGGCAAATCAATATAAAAACCGATGGTTGATGTACCTATCATCTTTGCTTCTTGCGTTCCGTCAGCGTATGTGCCAATGCCTAGATAGCCATAGACTGATTGTTTGTCAGTCGCATACTTAATCATTTCTTCAGTCGGTTTGAACACATATTCTGTATCAATATCATTGGTGTTTAGCCACTTCGGGCCACTATCACCAACTACCCAAATAAGAGAATGTCTGTATTTCTGTACTTTTTTATCTAATAGCAACGTGATCGTGTCGCTTCCGTCCAGCTTGACATGGTTTTTATTGTCTTTCCACGTACCACTACTTGCCCTTGGTATATTAGGCAACTCAATAGCACTCGATAGATATGCATTAGCAGCCGAGAAGTAAAAACTTAAATTAGCATTAATACTTGTCGAGTAGTTACCACCCGTGTCATGATAAGCCCAGAATCCACCACTTATCAGTGTTCCGCTACCACTCAGCGTTCCACCACCCGAAACATCAGAACATCCAGTCGCAGAAAAATTCCACGATCCAGAATAGATATAACCAGAATTCATTGTGTAAGTAACTTGGACTTCTACATAGTCTCTATTTAATTCGATACTATGATATTGCGGATTAATACGTGCAAATAATTGATAAGTTACATTTGCTGCACCAGGTGTTCGTGTAGCTTCAGAAACAACTTTCCAGTTTTCACTTAATAACACCATTAATCAACATCTCCAATCCAGTACATATACGTACAATCAACTTGTCCGGTCTTGATATTTCCGTTTGCAAATTCTGTGATTTCAATTTCATCCAGTTTCGCTTCTAATCGATGAGAACCAACGCTCAAAAATTCTCTAACTGCCAAATATGCAAGAATATTGTTCAGCTTATCGAATTGTGCAAGTACCTTTCCGTTAGTGTCTACTACCTTTACACCACGTCCATTAATGCTTGTTTGTGTTTCTTCTCCTTCGCCACCAACATGCAGACCATTTTCGTCTAACATCGCACGCATGAAAGCCTTATACCCTTCGTATTCCTGACGTGTCACGCTAAGGATAATGTTGTCTGTGTTCTGCTCAATACGTGATGCCAATTCACGCATACGTCCATCAGCTGCTGTATGACGGTCTGCTAATTCCGTTAATGTTTCAGTCAATACTTTATTGCCAACATTAACAGTATTGGCATTGATTGTACCTGCAGTGATCATTGCTCCGTTGATATGTCCATCCGCAGTTATTGCAGTGGTATATGGCCCTGCATATCCGTTAGAGCTAAAGCCTAGCCCACCTTGTGACCAACGCCATACATTTCTAGCCTGTGTATAATCTGCGTTATCAGAGATAACCAACTCCGACCAATTGCCATTTGCATCAGTTATCTTTGTCACATACCCACTAAATCCACTAATGTTAGCAGTAGCATGTTCTACTGCATTCTCTACTGCCGACTTGATCATAGGTTGGACAGTTGCCTTTGTTGATTCTTTAATTGTTTCAGCAAAGTTACTTCTAGCCTCTCCTAGTGTAACTTTATCGTACCTATCAGTAAGTACGTTGTATTCAGTCTTAATTACCTTAGCAGTAGCATCAACACCTAGTTTCTCAAATGCAACATGAACGGTATCACATAGACTTACTCTTTCGAGCGATACTATGTTTTTATATTCCTCTGTTTGCCACAACTGGATAAACGATATATCTATAGACACCTTTGGAATACCTAAGTTATTGCTACGAATATACTGCATTGCTTTGTTGTTTAGTTGCTCTTTCGTCGGCTTATTCTCAAAGTCGGATGAGCAATCAAGAACAAATACACGCTCTTTCGGATAGTCTGCATGATTTGGTAAGTATTGTATTTCACCTATTACAACTTCTTCCTTATCGTTCTCTTCCTTAGTCCAGTATGCGATTGTAGCAGTATATACAGACTCGATGGATTCATCTTGCTTTAAATCGGTTAGATTCTTTCCATATCGGATTGTTACACCGTTATCATGTCCTCTATTCTGATGGACCTTAACAGTAAATCTATCAAATTCTAACTCTGCACCATTGCCGAAAGAGTCCAAGATTGATCCCTGTGTACCGGCAAGTCTACTTCTGAATGATGCAGGCAGTTTTTGCTCATACTTACCACTACCCGCAATGTCGGTCCATGTATTAAATGGATTAGCAATCATTGAGTTTTCTACCAGTCCACGCAATGCCGATGCACAGTCACTCGCCTTAAACGGTCTCACTGGGATTCCTGATAAGTCATAGCTAATATGCTCAGCATAGACAGATACTACACCGCCTATAGGTCGTGTTATCTTGTATATTCTAAATGGTTGTGCTTGCTTCCCATCACTTGGTATTGCAAGCACGATATTATTGTTTTTAATTTCCTCATAGTGAATGCCGCCGAGTGGATATTCCATTTCCAACTCGTATGATCCATTGCGTTCTTCGATAACAATACAAGAAATGGCATCAGCAAGTGTGCCAATGCCATTGTGATTGAATTGTTTTTCTGTTGATTCATATAAGATTGGTTTCATATCGTATACCACCGTGGTTTGATTTCAACTTTAGTAATACCAGGGCCTAATGTAATGCCTGTTGCTATATTAGCAATCAGTAGAGGCTCTTTCACCAACTCAATATTGCTATTTCTATTATCGGAACCCTCGTATGCATTAAGTGTATCGCAATCAAACTCGATATATTGTGTTCCTGCTTTTTTAACTTTGATTGTACTTGTTCCAATTTTGACTTCACCAGTTCCATAAATTTTTAGTATAGGTTTAGCATCATAACTTGTAGGATTTTTGATAGTTCCAGATGCGGTTAGAGTTATTGTAGCTTCGCCACTCTTAAGAAATTTCTGAGGCATACAGTCAAATTTAATACTGAATGTTGCTCCCTGTTTATCTTTATCCCCTACCTCGAAAGAGCCGTTATAACGTGCCATTCTGTAGTATGTCGGGTTAATTGTATCCTCTAATCTTTGATATCCACTAAATGCATTTAAATACGCTCTCAACTCATCTAATTTTAACTTCATTTCTTTGGCCATATAGCATTGATAAATTAATTGAAAGTTATTAAATGTATTGCTATTAAGAGGCGTTAATGTACCACTTCTTCCTGGCACTTGAATTTCATTTAAGATACGTGGAGCAGAGTTCCATCCATTACTATCTGATACAAATGTAAAAAAGGAAGATGATTCCCTTCCTGCATACCTAAATGTATTAGCCATTGAAAACCATCTCCCTTCTCTTTTGCATATTTGTTAGTTGTTCTTCTACAGTCTCTGCCAATCTCTTAGCATCGCCATTGTAGCCATTGATATTGATCGTGATATCACCCATGTGTACACTGCCTGTATTATCTCCCTTATCTGAAATTAGCCCTCGCAAATAATTTTCGGACATGATAATTTCCCTAGCAGTTTCACCACCGCCTAGCAACGTATTGCCTCTTGCACCGAAGATAGTAGCACCATCTAAGATACGTGGGTTTCTAGTTGCTCTATCATACCAGTCCACACTTAAATGAGGGACTTTCGGAGGTAATAGTGAGAACTCCCCGACTAGACTAAAGTGAGGTAATGATATATGAGGTAAACTCCAATTAAAATTAAAGATACCCTTCAACCAGTCTACAATTGGAGAAACAAATGATTTAATACCATTAAAAACACTGCTAAACGTATCTTTTATTGCATTTAAAGGTCCTTTTACTGCATCCAATAACCATTTAATAGCATCACCAATAGCAGTAAGCACTGGCTTTAAAATGTTATTCCAGTATCCACTGATTAAAGAGAATACTGCTGAAACAACTTCGCCAAACGCATTAAAAATAGTTTGAAGAATTGGCCACAATGTGTTTTGTACAAAATCACCTATTGCTTGTAAAGTTGGTTGTAATGTGTTAGTCCAAAAACTAACAATAGCATCTATCACACCACCAACTACTTCTTGAATGTTTTTCCATGCTTCATTAACAAAGTTTCTAAAATCTTCGTTATTTTGATAGAGCATCACTAGCGCAGCTATTACAGCACCAATCACCGCAACAATAGGATGAGCCATTAGAAAGCCTAAACCTTCTGAGAGCTTACCAATTGAGCCTGTTATTCCTGAAATGATGGATACTGCAGGGCCTAATACAGCAAGAATGCCCGCAGCTGCAATTATTGCCTGTTGCATACCAGGGTCTAAATTTGACCAGCCATCCGCTAAATCTTTAATAGCAGGAATGATAGTATCAACAGCGGTTTGGATTGAAGGCATAACCGCTTCTGCAACTTCATAGCCTAATTGCATCAAGTTATTCAGCACAGTTTGCCATTGGTCTGCTGGATCTAATGTTGCATCAAATGTATTGCTTACAGAGCCTAATGCATCTTCTAATGATGCGCTAGAATCCACAAACATATCAGCCGATAGCGTACCATTCTGGAAAGCCGCATACAACTGAGGACCAGCCTTTGCACCAAATACAGAGATAGCGCCCTGTGATGATGATAAAGCATTTCTAAATGCCTCTTGCATGCTAATGCCTTCACTCATTGCGTTTGCTTGCACCTTTTTTAAGCCTTGCATAGCAGTTGAAACATCTACACCAGACTTCTCTAAGTTACCCAGTAATGAAGCTGCGCTTGCTGCGTTTAAACCCATGCCCTGTAATGCAGTAGCATTAGTTATAAGTCCAGACTCTAATGCATCCATACTTACGCCTGTATCTTGTCCTACTTTATTCAATGTATCTAAAAATGCGCCTGTATCTTCTGCTGATAGTCCGAATGCTGAAATTGCTTTCTGCACTTGATCTATTGACTGATTAACATCGACACCATTTATTTTTGCAAATTTTAAAAATTTTGTAGAGATATCCTCTAATTGCTCACCTGTAACACCAAAGCGTGTATTAACTTCACCGATAGCAGTTCCAGCATCTTGGAATGTTACGGGTAATGATGTAGCAATGTTTTTAACAGAATCCTGCATTGATTGCAACGCTTCGCCTGTAGCACCAGTTTTTAAAATAACAGTATCCATACCATCATCAACTTGTTTCCAAGCTGCTAATGATGCGGTTGCAAGTCCAGCAATAGGTACTGTTAAACTCTTAGTCATTGCATCACCAACTGGCTTAAGAGCGTTACTGAATGAACTTAAAAAGGATTGTCCGGATTTCTTCCCCGATTCATCCCCTGCTTTTGTTGTTTCTTTTTCTAGAGTCTCAGAGATTTTATTCCCTATACCCTCCGTGGTTGGAATTAGTCGCACATAGGCGCTAGCCAATTCAATTCCATCCGCCATTATGCACCTCCGTATCTAGACTTATTGAAGTCATCTACTGACATATATGTTTTACAAGTATCATTTTTCTGGCCCTTATCTTCTTTTCCAAGCACTAAATCAACCAGTCTAGTAGGCATTTCTTTTTTGCTATTTCCTACTAGCATATACTCAATTTCTGATAGACGATCATGTATGCTAGGAAGCAATAAATACTCAGGGATTTCTTGGATACCCTGCATCTTTTTATATACTCTTGATTTCGCCCCTAAACCGAAAACCAGTACCGCCACTTTTGATGGTGGAAGGTCTTTATAGTTAAAAAGGTGATAAGTCTCTGCTAGGTCGCAGGTCAACTCATCACCATATTTATTAACAATTTCGGCAAGGGCAATTAGTTTTTTCCGTTATTAATCGAAGACATGAAGCTCGATAATTCTTCACTCATCTTGGTAGCATGCACTACACCATCATCTGATAAGGAGCGTACATGCTCTTTGAAAGCATTATACCCATCATCACCAAGAAGAATCTTCACTGCTGAAATAAGAGCTGCGGTCTTGCCTTTATCAGCTTCTCCCCATAACTCTAAAAGTTCCCAGTTATCCAATGCACTTTCTTTAATTTCAATCTCAAAACCTGTTTTTGTCTTGCCTTTCATTTTTTATCTCCTACGCAGTTGGTGCTTGATAATAATCGTACGATGTGTTTCCATTAGCGTCTAACATAGCGCTAAGTGTTACATCATAACCGATAGCAGTATCTTTCTTATATGCCAAGTCACCAAGTTCTGTAATCTTAGCATTAGGCACAACGATACGAGATAGTGTTCCATCCAGCATTACTGTATCGATTACCCATGCGTTAGCAACTGGCTCTAATGCGTTATGTTTAACAGTCATAGATGCTGTTGTTGTTCCATCTAACTTACCTATAACATTAGCATCACCATAAACTGCTTTTTGCACCAAGTCACTTAGTGTCTCAATCATTCTAAACTTGAAAGATTCGCTATATTCAGTTTGTACGGTTGCTACTACGCCACCACCCCATTCTTTGATGTTGTTTGAGCTTCTTGATTGTGAACGTGTAACACCATCCTCAGAGATGTAGCCTACACCTTTAAATGCTGTATTTAATGCAGTTTTTGCATCTGTAGGCAATGCTGTTCCAAGTGGCGCATAGTAAATAGCACCAGTTACCTTAGGGCTACTTGTTGATACATTCTTGGCTTTATTTGTATTTGCTTCTGCCATTTTATTCCTCCATAAATTGTCTTGTTACAACAGAAAAAACCGCTTGATAGCGGTACTCTTTTGTTGCGATATTTGTAAAATTGTAATCATTAATAAGGCGTATAGATGACAGTCCTTTAACATCTGCGTAGACCATTATCTTTTTAATTTTCTCGTTTAATTGAGCCGCCTTCAATAATGATGGTGCGTGTGATTTGATTGCAATCGTTGATGTTGTAACCCAGTCTTTACTGGATGTTCCTGTTTTCTCAACGATCACATACTCATCAGGAGCGTCCTTAGGTCGCTCCATATAGGCTTTAATACCTTTGCTATTTAGCAGTTTAATAATTTCTGATTCGACCATATCTACCCCTGTGTACTTTTTAAAAGCGTATTGTTTTCTAGATTATCCTCTTTCGCCTTATCGCTAGATGCTTTAACAAGAGCTGTAACACGTCCATCTTTTGATGAATGCATTACTTTATATTCATAACCTTCGCCTGCTCTTGCTACCTGCCTACGTGCCAGTTCTTCGATATAGCCCTGCACTGCAGGACAGCGAAGTAACTCACCTACACCTTCTCTATTGATTTCTAGACGTTCTAAAACACCTTTACTCATAGCGTTCCACGTAGTATTTATCATTCCAACGTAATGGAATCATTTTATCAATACCCTTTTGAGGTAATGAGAACACGTGCCAGCGATATCCATAAAACTCTACAATTGCATCAGTCCATACATGCGTATCACCCTTAGGAATACCAAGTTGATACTGTGCTTTTCTCCCGTACAGATTAGTTACATCTAGATTTTCTTGCGAACCAACTGGAGCAACCAGAACATCATAAACTTCTATCGGCTCTCCATCCGTGTAGATGGGTGCATTGAAAGCATCTGTCCCAGTCTTAACTTCAGGAATGATTTTAATAGTAATTCCCTTAATGGATGCCATATAGGTCCACCATTCCAAAGCGCTGGCGTGTTAAGCCTAATCGTTTTAGGTCTTTCTTAAGGATAGACATTCCACCACCAGTATTAACATATGTTCCTGACCAAGAATAACCTAGTGCGGATTGTGATTCTTGCGATAGAGTACTAGCATTATCAGATGATAACTGATCTAAATATCGAGAGATAATATCTACAACTACAGACTTCACTACATTTGGCAGTATTTCACCCTTAGCAATCATTTCATCCAGGTCTTTTCCAACCCTCTTAGCCTCTTGTCGTAGCGAATCTGATACAACCGGAAGTAACGCTTCTACTTGCTCCTGTTCTGCATGTGATAGAGGTTTCCAAAGGCTATTTACATCATTTACGCTTGCTAGGTTTGTCATCCTTTACCACCTTCTTTTCTTTAGTGGATTTAGGAGACGGTGTTTCAACCGCCTCCCATACATCACTAATTAAAACAGATGAAACATCAATCACACGTCCGTTTTTAATGTTTCTATACTGCATGATTAAGCCTTAGCAATCTTCTTAAAGGATGCAGTGTCTAAGATACCCCAACCGATGTATGCTTCAGCACGCAATACAATCTGATTTGTACGCTTTAGGTCGCCCTGTCCATCTGGATCACCATACTCGATGATTTCGCATGGTACATTCTCGGTATATCCCCACTTAAATGCGTTTTGGAAGTCACCTACAATAGCCAAGTCCTTAGATGTACCGAAGGATACTGTATTGTTTACATCGGATGCCATTCCATAGAATGTTTCTGGATTCTGGCCAAAACGGAACTCAGGATACTGCACTACGCCATTAACCTTAATCTTGGATAATGCTGCGCTGAAGGCTGGAGCCATTGCAATACCTGTTACAACGCCATCCTCACCTGTGATAGCCTGTACAGCAGTATCAATATCTTCATCTTCCTTACCTGCAGTTGTTGTAACTGTAGCAATTGTAGCCATATCAAAGTTCTTAGCAGCTAAGCCAGATACAGCAGTCTTTGTAGAAGGATTAACACCGTGGAATGCACTGATGTCTAATGCACGTGCAATCTTGGCTGCAAAACCATCCACGAATGCCTGTAAATAAGGAAGTTGCTGTTCTTCTGACATATTGACAAATTCATCTGTTAAGCGATGTTGATAAACAAACTTAACAGGTGTGATTGTTACAGGCTTGAAACTAGCATCACCAGCAGGCTTATTTTCTCCTTCACCCACGATAGATGCTTCCCCATCCATTGCGAATACCATCTGTGTATTGCCTGCAAACGGAATAGGTGTTTGATTTGATAACTTAGCAAGAGATGAATGTCCCTTAGCTTTTGAAAATACTTCTGATACTAATTCTGCTGGAAATAAGTTAGTTGTTTTTGTAATTGTTGCCATAATTTTCTATTCTCCTCTTAGCGATTTCGCTAGTGCGCTGATTGCGCCATTCTTACCACTTGGTTTACTTTCTTGATCAGCAAGTGGTGCCACTGGTTTGTTTTTACCAATTAATGCCACAAGTGCCTCAGCATCTTTTCTGATTTCCTCTTCGGCATCGCCTGAAAGTCTGCTTGCCATTTCATAAGGGAGTCCTGTTTCATAAGCAATTCTCGTTTTTACCGAGGCGGTCTCGTAGTGCTTTAAACGTGTGTCCCTTTCAGCAATTTGCTTATCATAGTCTGCATACTTTTTAGCATTTTTTTCTGCATCTTTTGAAAGTGTTGAAATTTGCGTATCGTAGTCTTTTCTGATTTGTTCTAAATCTGTAGGGCTTGTATATCCCTCATACTTTTTTGCTACTGATGTACGCTCTCTTTCTAAGCGGTCTTTCATAATAGCTTCAAACTGTTCTTGTGTTGTGATTGGTGTAAATTCTGCCATTTCTATTGGTCTCCTTTGCCCTCTTCAATCCGTGAGGTATACGTAAGTGATGCTATCTAAAAAAGCGACTTACAATAGTCGCCTTAATAGAATACTTTTTGTTTTCTGCGTTCCTTTGTTTTCTTACATGACCAGAACGCAAAAATCATTGACTCCATCAGAGATACATCCACTGTATCCTTAATGGACTTAAAACCAAAACCACCGTTGCTTCCAATCGCACGGCGTTGCACATTTGATACTGATTGAGTTAATGATGGTTGTCCTTTATGACATATCATCTTCTGATCTAAGCACTGTTGGAAAAGTGCATTTGCTTCAATGACCTCTGATACTTTAGGAAAGATTGGCTCCTTCTTAATCCCAGCCTCTTTCATTGCGTCCGCAAGTAGCTGCTGACCACTTGCCCCATCTATTACTACGTTTTGTAATTCTGCCTGCTTTAAAAAGCGAGCCAACCATCCTAAGCCATTACGTTGCGGCTGACAATCTATACTTTCAACAAAAATTAAATCATTCGTTGTTTTAACCGCAATACTTAATGCAACATTTTTTCCATCAGCACCAAAGCGTATGCCTGCATATAACTTACCTTTGAACTTAGGAAGCTTATCGACAAGTAATTCCTTCCACTGTGATTCGCTGATATCTGATTTAAGATTTAACTTGGTCCAGTATCCTAAACGCTGAATGTTGAAGTCTAATTCATCCTCGCCAATTTCATCACGTATCTTACGTTCTGTTAGAATCGTGCCTAGCGATGGATTTGTTTCATACCAAGCTTCTACATCATTGACATCTGTCATGCTTTCGACTGACCATTCTGCCCAACCTGTATTGCTAGTTTTACCTGCCAAAGTGTTTTCACGCATATGTGTGAACACTGTACCAGATGAAACCATTGTAGGCGGTGTTCCGCAGAATATCGTCTGTGGATTTGGAGATGAAGAAACAACGTATTTCAATGTAGTCTCTTGATCGTTCTGATATTCCTGTGCCTCGTCAATGATAAGTAGGTCATATCCTTCACCAAGTCCACCCTTAGATGTTCTTGTTCTGAACGATGCAAGTCCACCACCTTCTATCATCTCAATTTTTTCCAATCCATATTGACGAGTTACTATGAAATCTTCTTTTTCTTTGTATCCTGCCTTCGCTAGAATGTCATACAAACGGCTAAATGCAGAACTTGATGTAGGTGTTCTGTGCGCTGTATGAAGAATATGCTCGCCTTTTAAAAGTCCATATATCTCTCTGATAGTAATAACTTCGTTCTTACCATTTCTTCGAGGCACTGCATATCCAAACTTTGAATGCACCCACAGTTCTTCATCATCATAGGAAAGTAAGTCATAGATCAATAACTTCTGCCAGTCCTGCGCTTTTCGTTTTGATTTCTCATATAGTTTGATTGCTTCTTCTCCATACGTCTTGTCGTATGGTAATATAACGGATTGAGTTGGTGTTTGGCGACCTAATCTCTTAGTGTCTGCCATAACTCCTCCTATCCGTTCTTGTTTCTTGGCGGTCCAGTTGCCTGTAATTTACTCATTAAACCTCCGTAAAATAAAAACACCGCAAAATTATGCGATGTTTTATTCCATACCTGCTAATCTATATTGCTCATGAATCCATTCTTGCTCTTTTTGAAAAGCATCTATTGCTTCCTGAGGTGCATCTTCTTTAAATTTGCCATTAGCCCTATATGGTTCATAAATTTCTTCGAGTTTTCTTATTTCTTCTGGAAAATACAATACCATTCTATCACCCCTTTAAAAGCATTGATATATTATACTCAGCTTCAACTTCATCATACTTTCCCGCAAAATACATCTTTTCTGCATATTTGCTGATTCCACCTACATTTTCATCTGTAACCCCTAATGTGTCAAGTTTTTTCTTACATTCTGCACATAAATTATCGATATAATTGTGATAGTTTTCCGATGTGATTTTACTATGTTTTTTTTCATACTCTTGTGCTTGCTTGCAATGATACATTTCATGAAATGGTGTCGAGTACGGGTCTTTTTCGGCAGCATGGCCTTCTTGAAATAGAACTATTTTCTTTTTATCACCAACAACTGGTGTATAGGATATTAAGTTATTTACAGCGTCATAATTTGCTAAGGAAAATCTAATCTCTGAAGAGTCTACAATTAATATGATTGGTTTTTTGCTACCATCAATATCAAGCTTCTTTATAGCGGATTCTGTAGCTTTATTGATATTATGCAGGGCTTTCGGTTTAATCATAGTTTTATCAGAAATGTATACATTCTCATATCCGTCTACTTTTTTTGCATTAATTTCTGTCCTGCTTAACGTATTGAAGACAGCCTCAGTTCCGCGGACTACAGGTTTATAGTTTTGCACATATGATTCATTTGACCGTATCCGTTTTTCTCTTTCATTATCTTCACGTAAGTTTATCCAGCGGTTGGTTTCCCAATCGCCTTTACCCTGAATAACAACTCCTCTTTTTGTTGTGTAGGTTATAATGCAGCCACAACCAGGATGACGTTCAAACATTCCCATATCATACGCTTCATCGTATGGAACATCTGTTCCGCATCGTTCTAGACACCAGTGGCAGACATCGCCACCGCCTTTATCGGTTGTATGAATGCCTACGTCGTCATATTCACGAGAAACCAAAACGTTAATGCCAGATTCATCCAAAAATTTAGCACTTCTTCTACCTATTTCATCTACATAGTTTTGAGAAGCTGAAATAAAAGTATTTTCTATAACATTCAGTGCTTCATCTACATCATCGTAGTTTTCAAGCTTCGCAGAAATATCTTTTTCATATGTATTGTCATATGAAACTGTAGCAGGTTTTAAATTGACCTTTGCAGCTTCGTAAATTACATTTTGTGCCTGCGACGCTACAGCCATGACATCTTGATAGTTTGTTTCTAAAATCGGATTTAGAATCTCTTGCGTAACAGTTAAATCACCTTTGCCGACTTGTGATATTGCTTTTTTTGCCAACTGTCCTGAGCGTTCACTATACTTTTGGGCCGCTTCATAACTTGCTTTGCCACTCTCAATCAATTTTCTAAGATGTATAAGTTCAGTGTCATTCTCAATCAATCGCAAATATACTGACTTTGCTTTCTTAGCAATATCATCCATCAGGAGTTATCTCCATCTATACCGAGAATATCTCTCATACTATCATTGCCAATATATCCAGGCACTGCTTGATTAACTTTCAGAGCTGCATCACCAAGTGCAGCAATACCGGAAGCATCAGGCGCATAGATTGGTTCCCATAATGGTTTAGTTTCATACACTTGGTTTCTAGCGTATGGATACTTATCACGAACACACGCCGCTAAATATCCAGCATTAAGAAAACCAGTCCCAAATGATCTCTGTGCTTTTTCTGCAATTGACTTTAGATTCTCATGTGACGCTCTAATTGCTTCGTAGCTTGTCGGGTTAGAAGATGCAATGCCTAGATCATCAAGTGTTAAACCAGTTTCCACAGTAAATAAAGCAGCATACTCTTTAATTTCTTCAACATATGGAGTTAATTGCGCTTGTGAGAACTGGCCTAATGTAGGATTGCTACCCTCTTCACTTCTATTGATTTGTAAGAAGTCTGTAAGTGATGCTTTCCCTGTCTCATTGATTGGCTCGGCATCTGGATCCATGCCAATTAAGTATTTCTGCGGGAATGAATTAACTTCTGAACAGATTGCCATATTCATCAACACGTCTTTAGCGTTATTCTGATGGCTTATGCATGCTCGACTAATACGTGAATGGCCAAAAGGTCTTTTGGCATCTGGACGGTTAATAATCGGAACTAAAAGGGGATAAGGAGCAACATTATCTACAGAGTATGGTTGTAGTCCTTTTTCATAAATGACGGTCTTCCCTGGAATAAACCATGCTTCTATTAGTGGATTATCGTTTTCATCACGTTTTAGAACTGCGTATCCTTCGACAAGCATCCCAGTAATTGGGTCCATTATTCCTGTAGCGTTACCGCCATCAATAACCTGTAGTCTTGGATATCCTGTATCATCTTCTGAAATGTAGATGAAGTTACATGACGTAATCAGTGCACCCAGAATAGCAGAATCGAATAAAATGTCACTGTTATTCATTGAATAAATCTGTTCCATGTTGAAGTTATCGTTCTTGAAACCTCTGAATCTCAATCTATCAGCTAGTGCATCAACCGCTTTAGTACACCATCCTAAAGTGAAGTTAAACTTGTTCTGTAGTGCAGTAGGAACCATTACGTTACGTGGCTTATGATTGTCTTTCATTTCGTAGTACTTATATCGTGTTTCTACCCTACTTCTCTTTGTTGCCAGTTTGCTTCTTAGGTATCCTATTCCTTTGTAATTTGTCATTGTTCCCTCCATAAAAAAGTGGCTATTTTACTAGTCACTTGTGAAAAAAATGGTATTTCAGCGAGAAATATTCGCAGTAACGGGCGTGTGTTGCGAAAAGCATGGTGGTAGGGGTCACTCCCCCCCCTATGATTTGTACGCTTTCCAGTCCATTGACTGTGGTAAAACCCTGTTATCTATGCTCTTATCCGCTATGTATTTTTTGTTAATAACTTTGTCTGACTTGCCACGATTGCATGATAGATGTGCTAGCTGCAAGTTCTGTAGATCAGATGGATGTCCGCCCTTTGCTATAGGTATGATGTGGTCGACCGTCGGACTCATCGGATCAGGAAACTTCAATGAGAAATCCACAGGCTTTCCACATATCGCACATATTGTTTGAGTGGCGTATATTGTCTTTTTGTTCTTATCAAAGGCAGCTCTAAATGTTCCGTCTTTGTCTGGTCTATTTCTTGCATATTTTCCCTGCCCCACTTATATTCCCCCTTTATATTCGTCTTGTGTACATTGGAAACTATCAGCGTATGAGGTTACATGAGTACTTGAAAATAAGCAAAAGGAGGATTAGAGAGAAGCGCTGATAGTCTCGAATCTACATAAGAAAAAACCACAAGCACATTTCGCTTATGGTTCCGCCTACGCCCATTATACTGCGTTTTTTCAATAGACATGTCTATTTTTTTAGCTTTGCCAAAATCTTTTCGATTTGATAATAGATTGTATCTTTGTTGCTACACAATTCAATTGCCAACTCTCTAAGCGTTTTTTTATTTCTATATCGTTTTTCTATCAATCCAATCTCTTCATCATTTAGTAGATTTAACTTTACTTGTACCCTACTGATTAAGTATATCAAGTCCTGCTTTTCTCTCATCAAATCATCTTGCTCTTGGAATAGGTCTAACATATTGAGGTTGCTATATATTTTAGTTCCCTTTTGGTACTTTGCCTCATCTTCACTCATTATACGAGGGCTGCCAATGGAAGTAAGTTGTGCATCTATTTCGGCAATACGATAGCTAACTTCTTCTAATTTTCTTTTGTACATATAGTGATTTTTTAATTCTCTATCAATAATTTGTATATCTTCTCTATATTGTTCATCTGTCATTTATATTGCCTCTATTCAATCTTCCTGCAATACTTCTATTCACCCAATTCAAGCGATCTTCGAGTATAAATAGTTGATAAGTATTGACCTGTGCATATTCATTTCTTTTATGCAACTCCTTAACTCTTGCGATTTCTTTTTCTAGATCATTTCTTTTTCTAAATAGTAATGCTAGTTCAATTTGCTTTTTATCTATCGTCATCATCAACACCTGCTATACGTACCGCCACCATCATAAAGACTCCGAAGAACATGCCGCATCCAAATGATAGAATTGCAATCATAATGTTTCATCCTCCAGCATACACACCATAACTGTATCGCTCCGAAAGATATTGATGATTAAATCTTCCATAACTTCTTGTGCTACCGTTTTGTTTGAATATCTTCCCAACAAGCGATCATCATTGTCTATTGTTGCACGCACTTCATATTTAAGCTCATTGTCTATTTGCTTTTCGATAACATAAAGCTTCTTAATGTTTGGATTGCAATAAATTGTGTCCTTATTTTGTGTTTGAATTGAATACATTTTTATCTCCTTTTTTATTATTGTTGTGAGTGTAACAGAATCAGAACTATGTTACTCTCATTGAAATACTTA